GGCGATGGGGCCATACCGAAATGGCCTATACATCGCTGCGCCTCAGATACCGCTTGGTGCGCAGAGCTTGCCTGGCTTTGGGCCGATCTACCTTGGGGCGCGCGGATGGCCTCGGTGACAGGCGGCGACAAGTTACAGGCCCATCTCAAGGCGTTGGCGGGCAACCTCGCGAGCGCTGGATCTGCGCCGTCAGTGAGCATCGGGTTCCTCGAAGGCGGATCATATCCGAACGGCGGCCCGTCGATAGCGCTTGTCGCGGCTGTCAATGAGTTCGGTGGTCACATTGAACGCGAGCCAAACGATCCCGACGAGGGAAAGGGTCAGATCATTTATCGATCCCTGTCCAAGCGGTATCTGAAGGAATTGGCTTCTGGCGTAGTTGAAAGAGGGGCGTTTTTCGACAAATACGGCGCTACGGGATACTTGAAGCAGGGCCGGTTTGTTAAGGCCGGAAAGGCCAATCTAGAGACAAAGCACTATGTTGGAGCCTATGTGATCAACATTCCGCCTCGGCCATACTTCCGGAATATGATCAAGGCCAATGCGCCGACGTGGGGCGCTGCGATGGCGAAGTTGCTGGTGGCCACCAAATTCAACGCCACACGCACGCTCCGTGTGATGGGCGAACTGATTGAGGGGCAGCTGAAGCAATCGATCCTCGATCTGCGTGACCCTACGCTTGCTCCCTCCACGATCGCGAAGAAGTCACGCGGCAAGGTATCCGCGTTGGCCAAGGCTATAGGAGGCCCGGCAAAGCCTTTGATCGACACCCGCATAATGTTCAATTCGGTCCATTATCAAGTGAACAAGGGAGCCTGAAATGGCAACGGACACGATTCTCTATACCAACGGGCTTGCCTCCATTTTGGCCGGAAACGTGCTTGTCACGCCAAATGGCGGAACGCAGGCCACGCTTAACGATCTGGTGAATGGCGGCACGGTCGCCGTCGGGTTTGACTTCCAGACATATGGATCGATCACGCCTGCCGGTAGCAACCTAGCGACAGCGCCAGTCATCTCGGCTCAGATCACCCAACTCGGCACCGCAGCGTCAACCACCGGAGTTGCGCTTCCCCCGTCGGGCAACGTTCTGGGCGTGCCGCTGCTCATGATCAATGTAGGAACGGCCGCCGTGCACGTCTATTCTCAGGGCGGCGACACGATCGACACGATAGCTGGCACGACCGGGGTTACGCTCACCAACGGCCATCGGTCATTCGTGACGGCACTCGCGGCCGGCGGTTTCATCAGCGGCCCGTCCGGGACAATCATGACGTGAATCTACACCAAGTCGTATCCGGGGCGATCGGCGCCATCAATCCGCTGGTGCTCAGTGAGTGGCGGGTGTCCACCGGCTACAACACGCAGCCGGACGGCACGCGCACGCCGAACTATCGGGTCATCGAATCTGTCCCGATCCAGGTTCAGGCGCTCACCTATACCGATCTCCAAAAGTTGGGCGGCCTCAATATCGAGGGCACGCGGCGGAAGGTCTACATGAACGGGAACGTCGAGGGGCTTGACCGGCAGGCGATCAAGGGCGGCGATCTGATCACGATGGGGACCGCGCCGGGCTTTCCAGGACCCACGACGTGGCTCGTATCGCAGGTGCTTGAGCACTGGCCGGACTGGTGTTCGGTGGCGATCACGCTGCAAAACGGAGGCTGATCGATGGACGAGGCGACGCAGCAGACTCTCGACGGGATGGGTGAAACGCGCATCAGGCTGGCGCTCCAAAATGGCATGCTGGTATCGCATCTCATGGTGCCAGCCTATGAGTGGCTCGACGCTTTGACGAAGGCCAAGACGGCCGCGAAGAGCACACCGAAAGCGGATGAATCCGCGCCGAGCCATTGATGTCGGGCAGCGGCGCGATCGTCACGAGCATCTAATCTACGCCAAAACCTCACAGGAAAACCCCATGGCCTATCTCAACTTTCCGGCGCTGACGAAGAACCAACGTGCTAGCCAGATCAACACCGATCTCTCGACCGCGGCCTACCTCTGCATCTACAGCGGCACGCAGCCGGTGTCACCGGACATCACGGTGTCCAGCGGCACGCTGCTCGCGGCGCTGCCGTGCAGCAACCCGGCCGGCGTTGTAACAAGGAACTCACGATGAACGATCGCATTGGAACCGGCGACGCGCTCGCTGCCGGAATGACGGCCGGCGCCTTGTCCGGGGACGCCGTGCGGACCTCTGGCATGTTCGCGGTCGAGTGCCATGACGCTGACGGCAATACGCTGTGGTCCGAAAACGTCCCCAATCTGCTGACGACGCTCGGCAAGAATTTCCTACTCGACCAAGGCTTGGCCGGATCATCCTACACCGCGGCCGACTACATGGGCCTGATTTCGAGCGCCAGCTTCAGCGCGGTGTCGGCGTCCGATACCATGGCGTCGCATTCCGGCTGGCTTGAGGCTGACAGCAGCAACGCGCCGGCCTATGGCACGACGCGCCCGACCTGTGCATGGTCTTCGGCTTCGGCCGGGGCGAAGGCGCTATCGGCGGCGCTGTCGTTTGTGTTCACCAACTCCGGCACGGTCCAAGGGCTGTTCCTCGTGGTTGGGTCGGGGGCGAGCGCAACCGTCGCCAACACCGGCGGCACGCTGTTCAACGCAGGGACGCTGGCGACCGCGCAGCCGGTGGTCTCCGGCAACACGATCACCGCGAGCTATACCGCGACATTGACCTAACAGGCGGATGGCGATCATTTTAGTTCCGGGTGACTTGATATGAGCACTGTCGTATTCATTACTGCGACAGGCGCCGGCACTTACACCATCCCGAGCGGCTGGGCCTCGGCCACCTTCGAGGTGATCGGTGGTGGTGGTGGGGCAGCGGACAGCAACGTCACATATTATTGGGGTGGTGCCGGCGGCGGCGGCGCATACTCGAACAGTGGATCCATCAGCGTTACACCCGGCACGATCTGTAACTACAGTATCGGCGCGGGCGGTGTGGGTGGTGCCGCTGAGGGAGACAACGGCGGAACCGGCGGGGATAGCTGGATTGCGCTGAACAACACTGCTACCGTAATAACATCTTCGGGCGTTGTATCCGGGGCCAAGGGGGGCGGCGGCGGGCAGGTAGCTGACACCGGGGCAGCGGGCGGAGCCGCGGCCAGCGGGGTAGGAGCGACCACATATTCTGGCGGTTCCGCCGCGGCGGGTCCTACGGGCGGTGGTGGTGCGGGAGGCCCGTTTGGGAACGGCGGCGCAGGGGGTCTTGGCTCCGCGACTTATACTGGCGGCGGCGGTGGCGGTGGGGGGGGGGGGGGGGGGTCAGCAGGCAACAACGCCTCTGCCACCGCTAATGGCAATGGTGCCGCGGGCGGGAATAACTATCTTGGCGCAGGCGGCGGGGCAGGCGCAAATGATGGCACCGCTTACGCCGTTGCTGGCACGGCCGGTGGTGGTGGCGGTGGCGGCGACTCCACAGAGTTCGGGGGCGCTGCCGGCGGCCCGGGCACCGAATGGACAACGGCAGGGTCGGGCGGTGGCGGCGGTGGGTCCAGTGTTACTTCCGCCTCCGGGAGCGGAGGCACCGGGGGATTATACGGCGGCGGCGCTGGCAGCACCTCCTACACGGCCACCGGCGCGAACGGCGCGCAGGGCATAATCGTCATAACCGGCACTATTGGGTCGGGGGCATATTCGGCCAGCCTTGCGGACACGGCGGCATCGTCCGACACATTGACGGCCGCGATGACGGTCGCGGCTTCGGTCAGTGAAACGGCCGCGAGCTCCGACGCGCAGACTGCCGCGATGCGGGTCGCCGTCGCCGGGGCTGATACCGGCGTGACAACGGAAACGCTGTCGGTGTCGATGCTGATCGCGGCGGCATTGAGCGATACCGCCGCATCGTCGGACGCTTCGGCGGCGGCTATGTTGGCCGCGGCATCCGGGTCTGATACCGCCGCATCGTCGGACGCAAGCGCGTGGTCGATGATCGCGGCGCCCAGCACGGCCGATACGGCCGCCACATCGGAAACGCTGTCGGTATCGCTGATTGCGGCGGGATCGTTCGCGGTCGCCATGGCGGACGTGGTGGTAACGTCCGAGGCGATTGGCAGCCATGGCGCCTTCTTCGTTGGCCTGAGTGAATCGGCGGCGACCTCGGAAGCGCTTTGGGGTACGTCCGTTATCACGCTGTCCGACACGGTGGCGAGCGCCGACACAGCGTTGCTGTCGGCACACTTCTTCGCGGCGCTGTCGGACCAGGCTTCGAGCGCCGACACCTATTCCCTTAGCGGGGTCCCGACCTTCCTCTCCGCGCTCCTCTCCAAGCCATGCCACGCTCGCGCTCCTCGACGCCCGGGATCAGGAAACAAGCTGAGCGACGCGCCCAATCCGCCCCAGCGGTTCACGCAGATAGCCCCAACCGAGACGCGGATTTTTACCTGCATCGTCGCGGTCCTCAATACGTTCGGGCTTACATCCTCGGTGCCAGGCCAGACGGTCCCCATCATCCGTGGTCAGGTCAACCGCGTCCCCGAGCCAGGCCAGCCCGATTTCATTGTCCTCTGGCCGCTGATGCGCGATCGGCTCGCCACCAACATCGATGCCACCACCGATAGCCAGGTGACAGGATCGATCGTCGATAACGTGCTTGATCTTGCTGCTGTCCTGCTTGGATCGGCGATCGTCGGCCAACCGGTCTATGGCCTTGGTGTCACAGCCGGATGTCAGATCATGCGCCAGATCACAGGCGCGCCCGGTGGCATCGGCACCTATCAGACCACGCCGACCGCTTCCGTGCCGATGCAGACGCTCTATGTCGGCATGCAGCAATCGACGCAGAAAACCGAGGTCACGATTCAGGCTGATGTGCATGGGCCGGCGAGCGCCGACAACGCGACGCGCATCTCGACACTCTGGCGCGACGAGTTCGGCGTCAACGCATTCATGGCGAATTCCGCTCTGATGGCGCCGCTCTACACGTCCGATCCCCGGCAGATCGCTTTCGACAACGCCGAGCAACAGGTCGAAGAGCGGTGGTCGATCGATCTCTGCCTTCAGGCCAACATCACCGTAACCACGACAATGCAATTTGCGGACCATCTCGCAGTCAGTGTAAGGTCCGTCCAGGCCAATCCGTAGGAGCCCGCCGAATGTCCGCCTCGATAACCACAATTCCCGCGAGCTACTTTGTCGATATCGTGCCCGGCGTCATCGGCGCGGGGCAGCCCGGCTTGACGTTGATCGGCCTAATGCTGACGACCAATCCAATCGTGCCGGTAGGGCAGGTTTTGTCATTCCCGAACCTCGCGGCGGTGCAGAGCTATTTCGGCGTCTCGGCAACCGAGTCGGCTCACGCGGCGGTCTACTTCGCCGGCTACAACGGCTGCACAAAACTGCCTGCGGCCCTCCTGTTCGGGCAATATCCCCTGACTGCGGTGGCGGCCTACGTGCGCGGCGGCGCGCTCAACATGACGCTTGCACAACTGCAAGCGATCCCCTCCGAATCGATTACGGTCATTACCGACACGGGGACGCTGACCGATGCCACATTTACGCAGTTCTCAAGCGCGACGAGCTTCGCTAATGCAGCTCAGTGGCTATCCTCCGCGCTGCCTAACCATGGACCTAGCCTCGCGACGGGAACCGCCGCAATGGGGTTCACTGCCACCGGCACTGGGTCTGGAACAAGCCTTACGCTGGCATCAGTGTCTGGATACGTGTCCTTTGGTCCCTCTGGCGATTCGGTTACGGGAACTGGCATTCCGTCAAACACAACGATCGTTAGTCAAACCAGCGGAACGCCGAATGGCGCGGGCGTGTATGTCACAAACAACGCGACAACCATATCAGGAACAACCGCAACCGGGTCGAGTTTTTTCCTTGATGTAACGGCAGTTGCCACAGGCACAATACTCGCAGGTTATGAGGCGTTTGTAGTAGCAGGCGGTTCATTCACCGATGAGGCGCCTCTTGTTATTTCCCAAGTAAGCGGGACGACTGGAGGAGCCGGTGTATATCTTATGGCTCTTGCAAACGGTGGAAGATTTAATCAAGTATCGGAGGGTGTTTCGTTCGGTCCTCCTGGTGTGACTTACGTAAACGGCGGTTTCCAGATTTCGTCCAGCACGACCGGCGCCGGGAGCTTCGTTGATTTCCCCACTGGCACGCTGGCGCCGCTGATCAATCTGACGCAGGCGACAGGCGCGGTCCAAAGCCTCGGGGCGGCGGCTGCGGTGCCCGCGACATTCATGGCCGGAATCGTCTCGGTCGATCAGAATTGGGCGACGTTCGAAACGCTCTTCGATCCTGATGGCGGCAGCGGCAACACGCAAAAACTCCTATTCGCTGCCTGGGTGAATTCCGCGTCTTATCAGTTCGCTTATCTCTGCACCGATACGGACATCACGCCGACCGAATCAACCACGGCGACAAGCTCCCTCGGATACATTCTGGGGCAAAGCAACAGCTCTGGGACTGTGCCGCTATGGCAACCGGTTGGAGGCGGGAACCATCTTGCCTCGCTTGCTGCGGCTTTCGCGGCCTCGGTCAACTTCAATGCCACAAACGGGCGCGCAACGTTCGCCTACAAGAGCCAGGCCGGCATCGTCCCGGCGGTCAGGAGCGCAACGGCGCTCTCGAATCTGATCGCGAATGGATATGGCTCTTATGTGGCGGCGGCGACGCAGGATGCGACGTGGCAATTTGCCTATCCCGGCCAGATCAGCGGGCCGTTCGCCTGGTTCGACTCGTTTATCAATCAGCTCTGGCTCAATAACCAATGCCAGATTGCGCTCATGACGCTCCTCACATCGATCGGCCGGCTGCCCTACAATCTGGCCGGTTACGCGGCGATTCGTCAGACGCTTACGGGCGGTGCGCAGGCCGGAGCCGTCGTTCTCCCGCCTGCAAGCCCGGTCGCCGCTGGCCTCAACAATGGCGTCATTACGCCGAACGTGCCGCTGTCTGCCGAACAGGCGATCGTGGTTAACAGTCTCGCCGGCCTTACGATCGCGCCAACGCTTTCCGCGCAAGGCTGGTATCTGTCCATTCAACCGGCGACGGCTGCGGTGCGCGCGGCGCGCCAATCGCCGACGGTCATCCTGCTTTACATGGACGGCGGGGCGATACAGCAGATCGACATGTCCAGCTTGCTTGTTCAATAGGAGTCCGATCATGGGCGATATCACTGGCGCCAACGCTCAGATTTTCATCATGTTTCCGGTTATTATACCTGTCCCGGTGCAGCTACAGGGATTCGCGATGGATGACGTTTTCGATACGAACGAGGTCAACTCGGTCGAAACCTTCATGGGCGTTGACGGTATTCTGAGTGCGGGCATGATCTTCGAGAAAACCGAGTTGACGATTACATTCCAAGCCGACTCGGACTCGATCCCGCTTCTGGAGGGCCTGGACCAAGCTCAGCAGGCCGGAACGGCAGCCTATCCCGGCGTGATGAACGTCACACTCACCAGCGTAGGGCGGAGCTACCAGGCCACGCCAATCTACCTCGTGCGGCTGCACCGGATTCCCGGTGTCAAGAAAACCATCCAGCCGAGGAAGTTTATGTTCCATCTCGGCAACATTATCCCGATCCCGGTCGGGTTGGCCGGCTAAATGGCGCGGCGCACCGCATCGGTCGTGATCCAGCGCGAGGGGCGCGACCGGGGCGACGTGTTCGCCCTCACGGAGATGCCGGCCGATCAAGCAACGTGGTGGGCGATTCGGTGTTTCCAGTTGCTCGCACGGTCTGGCACAGAGGTCCCTCCGGGGATCTTCTCTGCCGGGTGGGCAGGCTTCGCGGCGATGGGCATAGGCGCCGTCGTGACCGGGCTGGGCAAGGCACCGGCAGCCGATGTCAAGCCGCTACTCGACGAGTTGCTGACGTGCGTGACTGGCCTCACGAAAGCCGGTGCGCAACTTCCGATCAGCCAATGGCAGATCGTGCGGACCCAGATCGAGGAGCCGGCGACCTATTTCCAGCTTTATGAGGAGGTCGTGTCTTTGCATCTGGGTTTTTCTCTGATCGAGCGGCTCTCGTATTACCGGATCTTGGTGACGGGGCTGATGGGCGCGCTTGGGCCGAATACGTCAACAGCGACCGAGTCCTTGCCACCGTCGTTTCCAGCGGCCTCGCAAAGCTGATTGAGTTGCAGACCGTCTATGGCCTGCGTGATCTATACGATCTTTACGAAATCGTTGCGGTAGACCGCTACAATCAGCGTCTCGCCAATCAGCGCACGGATGACTGACATGGCACGAATCATCAACAACGCCGGGATGGCTCTGATCAAGACATTCGAGGGTCTGCGGCTGAAGGCGTATCGGGATGTTGCCGGTATCTGGACAATCGGCTACGGCCATACGCGCAACGTGTCAGCCGGTATGACATTCACCCAAGAGCAGGCGGATCAAGCGTTGGATGACGACATGTCTGGCGCGGAAGATGCTGTTACCCAAGCGATGGACGGAGCGGCGACAACGGACAACCAGTTCGCGGCCATGGTCTCGCTGAGCTACAACATCGGCTCGGAAAATTTCGCCGGATCAACCGTTCTCAGGAAACACCGCTCAGGCGATACACAGGCCGCCGCCGCCGCGTTTCTGATGTGGGATGAAGCTCGCATTGACGGCGCTCTTCGGGTCATGGCCGGACTGACCCGGCGGCGCGAAGCCGAACGCGCGCTCTATCTGACGATCGGCTGATGGCATACGGTGTTTACGCTCTGTTTCGTCCCGATGGCAGAATTTGCTACGTTGGAAAAGGACGCCATAGTAGACCTATGGAGCATTTCAAGGCGCCTGGAAAACATAAGAACCGACACCTTGGAGCGATCATAATCGCTGCCGGCGATAATCATTGGCGTCGCCGTCGCCTTGGACAGATTTCGCTATGTCTCTAGTCGATTCTCTACTCGTAACGCTCTCGCTTGACGCAAGCAAGTTCAAGGCGGGCAGTCAGCAGGCGATCGGCTACCAGAAAGCGATGCTGGACGAGACGCACCGCACCGCGAACCAGATGGAATCCGAGGGCGCGCGGGCGGCGGCGTTCTTCGGCAAGATCAAAACCGAAGCGCTGTCACTGTTCGCGGTCCTGATCGGCGGGCGCGGCATTGAGAGCATCGTCAAGAACACCGTCGGCGGCCTTGCGGAGTTGAACCGGCAGGCGCGGTCCATCGGTGAAACACCGCAAAACCTGAAAGCCTTCGAGGCGACGATCGAGCATTTCGGGGGAACGGCTGAAGGTGCGACCTCTGCGTTGCAGGGTCTCGCGGCCGCCAAGGCGAACGCGCTTTTGACTGGCGATAAAGAGTATCAGGTTGCGGCGGGTGTCTTCGGCGCCGGCGACAACACCACGCCGATCGAGTTCATTAAGCTGATCGAGGCCCAATACGAAAAGCTGAAAGATCAGCCTGGCGGGGTGCAGAGATTTGAAGCGCTCGTGAACAAGATCATACCCGGTATTGACCGTTCTACTTTGCAGTCGCTAGAGCAAGCAAAGTCGGTGGCCGAGTTCACTAAAGAGTTTGATACGTCATACAAACGGGTTGCTCAATCCGACGCCCCAATAAAAGACGCGGTTGAGCTGAAAGCGGCGTGGACCGACCTGGAAAACTCTCTCGAAGCTGGCGCCGCCAAACTTGTTTCCGACCTCGACCCGGCGCTGATCCTGGTAACAAACGCCCTACTCAAGATGAGCGATGCGTTCCCCAAGGCGACGGCGGGGCTGCTGGCCGTGGGCACTCTCGGAGGCGCACTGGTCGCACTCATAAAAGGCCCGGCCATTGTCAAGTCATGGCTCGGTGGTGGCGCTGCTGCGGGTGCGGGGGAAGCTGCTGCGGGTGCGGGGGAAGCTGCTGCGGCGACGGCCTTGGGTGGTCTGACGACGCTGCTTGGTCGCCTCACTCTGATCGGGACGGCAATCGCCACGACGTATGAGGCGTTGCACATCAGCGGCGCGGGCGCTGGCGAGCAAGATGAGATCAACCGCGAGCGGCAAATCATGGGTGGTGGTGGCGGCGATCAGTCAGCGCCGCGCGGCATTCGCAACAATAACCCCGGCAACCTGGAGTTCGCTGGCCAAGACGGCGCGACCTTGGAGCCGGGCGGCCGGTTCGCTCGCTTCTCCACGATGGCGCAAGGTGTCGCGGCACTTGGGCACCAGTTGCAGATCTATGCGTCGCGCGGCAACGATACGATTGCCGGGATCATCGCGAAATATGCACCGTCCGGTGAAAACGACACGAGCGGTTACGTCGCTCATGTGGCGGCTTCGACCGGCTTTGGCGCCGGCCAGCATCTTGATCTCAATGACCCAGCAACCTTGGCGAAAGTGGAGCATGCCATCATCGGGATGGAGAATGGTTCGCGCTATGCTGGGGTGGTAAACTGGCCGACCGGATTGCCGCGCGTGTTTCCGTCTGCTGCGGCAGCAACGCCAGCGGCATCGAGTGGAGGCGGACCGCAAGTCACGATCAACACGCTCAACGTGAACACCCAAGCCACTGATGCGCGCGGCATCAGCCGGGACATCTACGGGGCGCTGGTTATCCAAGCCGACCGAGGCCCACAATAGGCCATGCCGATCCCGGTTACGCCAGTTCCAGCCTTCCCGAACGTGCCGCCTCTGCCTGGCGTTCCGCCGTTGCTGCGATCACCGACACAGGCGTTCGGCACCGTCGTATTGCTGGCGGCCGATGTCACATCCGTGCTGTCTGGCCTCGGCATCCTTCAGGCGCCGCAGTGGGGGTTGTTTACCGCCAGCGGGCAGCCTGCATTCGCAGCGGCATCAGCCGGTGGTATCGCGACGGCGCTGATTTCGTTCCTGACGGGCGCCGGGTCTGGACAGTCGATCGGCAACGTGGAATACCGCCTGGATCATCGCATCGCCACAGCGCCACAGGAGCAAGGCGCGTTCCTGTCCTACAACAAGGTCAGCACTCCATTCGGGGCGCGCGTGACATATGCCGTGAGCGGGCCGCCAGCACAGGTTGGCGCGTTCCTCGGGCAGGTCCAGACGCTTCAAGCATCGACCAACCTGTTGACGCTGATCCTGCCCGAGATCAGCTATCCGTCATGCGACGTGGTGCACCACGACTTCAGGCGATCGGCCAGCAAGGGCGCCGCGCTGTTGCTTGTGGACATCTGGGTCGAACAGGTCCGCGTGAGCGGAACTGCGGCATTCACCAACGCGCAGCAGCCGGCCGGCGCTGGGCAGCAGAACTATGGAACCGCCCAAGGCCAGACACCAACGGCAGGGCAGGCCAGCGCGTTCCCGTCATCGGGGGAAGCGGTAACAGGGCCGTCCGGTGCGCAGCCTGGCGCGAACGGCCCTGTCATCACGACGCCAAGCCCAGGCACAGGCGGCCCGAGTGGAGTGGGTGGCGGCGGCACTGCTGCGACTGTTGGACAGCCATCAGAACCGTATTTTGATGACAATGGGAATCAGATCGGCGTGGCGCCGTCAACAACCCCAGGCGCGGGTTCGATCGTTGGCAGTTACGCCAACGGCCAACCTGTCATCGGCGGCGATTGGCAACAGGGATTCACGGATACCAACGGCAATTTCGTGCACCCATGAACTCGCTCATCGTTCCACTTCATCCGGTTCCGTCACAGACCGTTTCGGTATCGCTCAACAATCAGGCATGCCAGGTCAATGTGTATGCGCTTGGGTCCGCGCCGTATGAGCATCTTTTCTGCGACCTTTACGTGTCTGACGCGCTGATCATCGGCGGCGTGATCTGCCAGAATCTCAATCTGATTGTGCGTGACGCCTACCTTGGTTTCATCGGCGACCTGATGTTCCAGGACACGCAAGGCGCCGACGATCCGGTTTACAGCGGCCTCGGCGCGCGCTGGATTCTCAACTACGTGTTCCCGCCATGATGGGTCGTCAGGTGACAAAGATACTGCTTTGGCTCGCTCTTCTGATCACGGCGTTCCTGGTTCCGATCTCGGCCAGGGCGCAGACATCGTGCAGTCTGCAAACAAAAGGACAGCTACTCAGTAGTTTCTCAGATAATGTCCCTAACAAGGACATTACTCCACAGACAATACGAAACTTTGTTTGCTCAGTATTCCCTATCGCTCCCGTAGTTACGAGTGGTCCTAACTTCTACAATGTCTTGAGCTATGGAACGATGGCGCTTGGCACAGAAGCACTTAATGCCACATGTGCCGCAGCTACGGGCGCCGTCAACACGGTTTATATGCCGACCGGAAATTGGCTGTTCGATGGCACTGCGACTGCGTGCGCGGGAAAGAACATCGCGATTATAGGCGATGGATCGAAATCCACGATCATCACGGCAAGCACGTCAGCGGAGCCGATTCAGATCACACAGACCGCCATCAGTCAGACGGTTCAGATCAGTGGACTCGGATTTTCCAGCACGGCGACGAGTGGAACAACTCGGGCGATCGACGTAAGTTGGCCTGCGGTCTCTTCCTATCCAGCGCAGAATTTCTCAGCCGATGACATCGCGATATATTCATCGCTCTCGATCGTGGCTTCACCTTATCCAAACTCCTACCTTGGCGGCATCAGACTCAATGGAGCGTGGTTTTCTCAAGCTGATCACGTGACATTCACCGGCCCGGCGACATCGGCCAATCTTCCGGTTTCTGGGGTATATGCAATAGAGCTTCAGAGCACATACAGCTTGTTCGTGCATAGGTTGATTTCCTATTTAGCTGACGCAGCTATAGCGCAGTCTGCGTATGGGGAATTCATAGATGCAGATATGGTTGTAGTTAATTGCAACTATGGATTGGAAATAACCAATGGTCCAGACGCATTGAAGGGAAATCTAGCTGGTGTGTCTTACTACATTCACGACTCTGAGTTAGACGTGGTTATTTCTGGCGCTTACCTGAACACCGTCGCCAATGCGTGGCTTTACGGCAACCATATTGCATTAGGTCGCGCTGCTGGCGGAGAAGGATTTTTGTTGAATGCCTCGGCCAATGCGAATGTTTTTGGCAACAAGGTCGAGCAGAACGGGAGCAACATCACCGGAACGGGCGTCTTAATCACCGGAGCGAGCGGCGGAAACTTTGTGCACGGCAACACTTTTAGCACGGCGACCGACGTATATCTTGATGCTAGCACGGTCGAAAACTATGTGCTGGGGAATTCTGACTATACCGGGCTGGCTGGGTTCCCGTCGCCGACATACACCGATGCTGGAACGAACAACACGGTCAGTTGGCCGGGACCGAATGGCCTGACAAAAACCATAACAGGTCAGACTCTTGGTGCTCTCACGCTCTTGCAAACGATTGGTGCGGCAGGCCAAGCTAGCATGGCGTTTACATTGACGGCTTACCCATGGTCTGAATTGGAAATCCATTGCACCCATATGATGTCGTCTGTGGCTGGAGACAGCTTTTCCGTCCAACTCGGCACAAGCAGCGGGCCGACTTATGCCACATCCGGGTACCAAAATTCGGGGCTTTACAGCACAGCCGCATCTGCCACGCCGACCGGATACGCCTCGACCACGGACGCAGGTATGGGACTTCTCGGGGTAACGTGGTCGAGTGGGATATCTGGCGATCTATATTTCATAGGAAAGTTGGAACAACACAGCGGTGTGGCTTACAAAAGCTTCATGTGGCAGACCGGTGGCCTCAACGACGCAGGAACGCCAGTGTTCACGGGCGGTAGCGGCGCATCGGCCTTGGTTGGGTCTCCTGGCGTTCTGCCAATCACTGGCATACGGGTGCAGTTTTCCAGCGGCACCATAACGGATGGGGCGTGCAGCCTTTATGGCGTTTTTAACTGATGTCCGGTTACGACCCATTCTCGGATGCTTTCAATGACCAGTTTGGGAGCGGAGCCACGCCGCCTGCGCCGCCGACTCCAGCGCAAACGACAAGCATCCCAATGACCGCGCCGTCCGGTTCGTCCTACACCAAGAAGCAGTTAACCGTAACGATTTCCTTGGGAAAGGGCACGTTTGGCAACACCGGAGCGAGCATCGTCACGCTGAGCAATCTGCGCATCAAAGCCACGGTCACAAAGTCAGCATCGCCCGCTTTCGACAGTGCGGAAATCCGCATCTATGGCGTCCAGCCGAGCGTAATGAATGCGGTCTCGACGCTGGGCATTTTCTTCGTCGGAGCGCGCCTTGGCAATCTTGTAACACTTTCGGCCAGTGAGGGCGGCACCGCGCCGTCCGTCGTGTTTCACGGCTACCTGAATCGATGCTGGCAGGACTTCAGCGAGGCGCCGGAAACCGCCCTGCAAATCATTTCGTTTGTCGGCTATGAGGGCGCGATCCGACCGGTTCCGCCGACGAGCTATCCCGGCACGGCCGATGTTGCGCAGATCATGTCTGGGCTTGCCCTCACGATGGGAATGAAATTTGAGAACAACGGCGTGCAAGCAAAAATATCAAACGGATATTATCCTGGTAGCGCGCGACATCAAGCAGATCAATTGGCCAGAGACGCTAATATTGAGATGTATATTGACAGCGGCACCACGCCGAACACGCTGGCGATCTGGCCGAAGTCGGGCACACGCATCGGGCAGATTCCACTGATTTCCGCAGCCTCCGGGTTGATTGGATACCCGAAATACCAGTCCAACGGCATGTCATTTACCACGCTCTACAACCCGAACATCCGAGTCGGCGGCCAAATCCAGATGCAATCGAGCGTGGGCGCTGCTGCAACCGCCAGCAATGCCAATCCGCCAGTGAAGGCAACCACGGCAATCAGCGGCACGGCGGCGAGCCCAGTGATCGATGTCGATTATGTCGCGCCCGCAACTACCCAGAGCGGTGGACCAAACGGCCTCTGGTATGTCGCGGAGAACGGCCTTACGCACGAGCTTTCAAGCGAGCTTCCCGGCGGCCCGTGGTTTACTGAGGTCTCATGCGTTCGGGTGCCTGGGGTTCCGTCAGTGCCATGAGCGCCACCATACCCACTGTAGTCATCACAGCCTCAGCGCCGCCCGGCGCGACGCCATCTACGCGCACGGCCAGCGGCACCCCAAGCGTTCCATCAGGGACGCCGCTGCCAAATACCGGCGGATATGCCGGACAGGCCTGGTTTCAGACGGCGGGGAGTCAGTTCAGCGCCCTCGACTTCATGTTCCGCCAAGTGATCGCCGGCAAGGCGTTCTCAGGCCTCGTGATCGTCAAGGCGGTGCATGGTGGCGGCGTAGGGTCGCCGGCAACGGTGGACGTGCAACCGCTGGTCAATCAGCAGGACGTGCTTGGCAATCAGGTTCCGCATGGGGTTGTATCCGGCATGCCATGCTTCCGGCTTCAGAGCGGCGTCGGCTCGGTCATACTCGACCCGGTGGTAGGAGACATCGGACAGGCAATCATCTGTGACCGCGACATTTCCGGCGTTAAGAACACCAAGGTCGTATCGCCGCCAGGGTCATACCGCCAGCAGAGCTGGTCGGATGGATGCTACTTCGGCTCGTTCCTCGGCGGCACGGCGACGCAGTATGTGCAGATCACTCAGACCGGCATAAACATCGTTTCGAGCGGAACCATCAGCCTCTCGTCAAGCGGCCACAGCATCACGATCGGGTCCGCTGGCGTGTTTATCGATGGCACGGTATGGGCAACTCATGAGCATACTGACGTGACGACAGGCAGCGACAGCACAGGACCGGTTGCGTGAACACGCTTCTTTTAGACACAACGCTTTGGGATTTGTGCCTAGACGCCAGCGGCAACATTGCCATGGCGACCGATCCATATTCGGTTACGCAGGACGTGGCCTCGGCCTGCCGCACGTTCCTCGGCGAAGTCTGGTATAACACCGCCGATGGCGTGCCATATTTTCAGCAAATTCTCGGCCAACTGCCGCCGCTCTCTTTCATTCGCGCACAGCTTGTCGTGGCAGCTCTCACGGTTCCCGGATGCACCAACCCGACCATCTATTTCAACGGCCCGACCGGGCGGCGGTTGACAGGGCAGGTCCAATTCATCGATAGCAACACCGGCACAACCCAGGTGGCATCCTTCTGATGAGCAAGATGGAATCTGATATTTGGGTTTCGGAACCTTCAGACAAGGACGGAATTCGTCTTTGGAGATGCGGTGGTCCGAAAGCGGAATGCGATGTTCCTTACATTGAATGCCCGCCGACGGTGGAAGGAGTATTGCTTGCCGTCGAGGCAATCCCAGGGTTTGGATACGGAGTCATTGGTCTAATCGAAATAATGTCTCGCCCTGACATCGATGGGAATTTATATGATGGGTGCGACGGATATGCCGCATTCTATAGGCGCAAACCATGAGCGGCCAGACCAGCGTTCCACCAATCACGATCACACCCACGGGCTGGATTGCCCCGCCGCAGAGCGCCCTTGTGGCAGGCGCCACGGCGGACTTCAACGCGGCATTTGGTGGCAATCTCAACCCGAACGCCAAGACACCACAGGGCCAGCTCGTGACCAGCGAGTCGGCTATCCTTGGCGATTCACAAGGCCAGCAGGTCACGCTATTCAACGGCATGGACCCTGCCTTTTCCTACGGCCGGCAACAGGATGGTATCGGGCGAATTTACTTCATGACCCGGCTTCCAGCGCAATCGACCGTCCTCCAGGTGGCGTGCAGCGGCCTCGTTAACGTGCCAATACCGATTGGCGCGGTGGTGTCCGACCCGCAGAACCTCTATCTCTGCACCGGGTCTGGGGTCATCCCCATCTCTGGATCGATCACGCTCTCATTCGCCGCAGTCAATCCAGGCCCACTTGCGGTGCCAGCATCAGTGCAGATTGCTCAGAGCATATTGGGCTGGTCATCCGCGACGCTCGTATCCGGCGTGGTCGGCAATGCGGTCGAGACGCGGGCGGCATTCGAGGCGCGGCGCGGGGCATCGGTCGCGGCCAATGGTGCCGGGTTCCCGCCGACGATCCGTGGCGCCATCCTGGCGGTGCCTGATGTGATCTCGACCTTCGTCTACTCGAACAACACCGCGAGCCCGGCCACGATCAACGGCGTGACCGTCGCTGCGAATGCGCTCTATGTCTGTGTGGCGGGCGGCGCGGCGCAGGCGATCGGTCAAGCCATATGGTCAAAACTCAATCCAGGCTGTGCGACGCAGGGCGGGACCGCCGTTACGGTCTATGATTCCAATTCCGGCTATTCGCCGCCCTATCCGTCCTACACGATCAATTACGATGTGGCGACGAATGACGCAATCTGTATGAACGTGGTAATCAAGAGTTCAAGCCTAGTTCCGTCGAATGCCGCCGTTCTGATTCAGGCGGCAATCGTGACGGCATTCTTGGGCGAGATGGTAAACGGCCCGATTCGACCTGGCATCGGGTCCGAAATCTTCGCGCTCAACTATGCGGCGGCGGCGGCCTCAGCATTCGCCGGCTGCCAGGTCGTATCGATCACCATCGGGCAGGCGCTCAACTCGCCAGCGGCGGCGTTCACTGGCTCGATAGCTGGCGTCACGCTCACGGTTTCCGGCGTCACTGGAACGATCGCGATCGGCCAGTTCGTGTATGCCGTTGGCGGCCCTGATACGGTGGCGAGCGGAACGATCATTACCGCCGGGGCTGGCAGCTCGTGGACCGTCGCCGTGAACCAGACCGTATCGTCTGTCACGATGAACGCGGTCGCGGCGGCCAGCGCGGACCTGACGGTGCAGAGCGATCAGATGCCGACGCTCGCGGGCGCGGACATCAATGTGACGACCGGCTCATGATCGATTTCGAGGCCACGATTCTTTCGCAGTTCGCGAACAGCCCGACGATCGTTCAACTGATCACCAACCTGAATGCCTACTTCGATCCGCGCGCCAACATCGACCAGTTCTATGCCGACATGTGGAACATCGAAACCGCTGTCGGCTACGGCCTCGACGTGTGGGGTAGGATCGTCGGGGTAAGCCGCGTCCTTCAGATCACATCAACCTTGTGGTTCGGCTTTACCGGTCCGGCTGGAGTGAGCGGTCTGCCGTGGAACCAGGCGCCATTCTGGGACGGCGAACCGCTGACATCGAACTACTCCCTCACCGACGATGCCTTTCGCATTCTGATCCTCGCGAAAGCGCTGGCGAATATTTGCAACGCGACGATCCCGGCGATCAACCAAATCCTGATCCTGCTGTTCGGGGCGAACGGTCTGATTCCAATGGTCGGAAATTCCTACGTGTCCACCACCGGCACGATGGCGATGGCATACAATTTCCCCTCGGCGCTGGACCTGGTAGCTTCTGCTATCGTGAATTACTCCGGCGTGCTACCCGTGCCGTGCGGCGTGGTTGTAACAGTGGTGACCTGATCGATGCTGGCGAGCTCAATTCCATACAAGTTCGCGACGCCATGGGCGACGGACGCGACCTCTGGATATGTCAATGACACCATCCCAGCGACGGCTAGCGGCGGAAACGCATCGCAGCAGCTTGGCTTCCCGCCGATCACGGCCGCGCCGACTGGCTCCGGCGGCCTTCCTCCGAACATTGCGGACTTCAACGGGCTTGGCCTTTACGCCACGCTGTGGAGCCAATGGCTGCAAGCCGGCGGCCCGATCGGCTACGATGCGACTTTCTCGACCGCGATCGGCGGATACCCAAAGGGCGCCGTAATTTCATCGGCGACCTTCCCGCTCCAATGGCTTTCGACGGCGGACAACAATACATCCGACCCGGACACGGGCGGGGCGAACTGGCAGATATTCCCGCTTGGTCTGGCGGCGCGGCTCGGTCCTTTTCTCAGCGGCAACACGACACTGACAGCGGCCAACTGGGGCCAATATATTGATGTCGGAAACGGAATCACCGTCACCCTTCCGACTGCGGCTAGCGTCTCAGGTATGCCGGTTGGGTTCCTATTCGGCACCAGCGACACTTCCTCAATTGCAGCATCTGGTGGAGGGTTTGTCGGCGGCGGTCTGACCGGAACATCGATTTCGCCGACCGGAACAAACTCTTTCTTGTCTGTCCAATCCGACGGGACAAACTGGCGTGTCATATCTTGTTCGCCTGACCTTCTTACCATAGGGGTTCTTGCTGGTATCGCGGGTGACTTTTCCTACACGCTACCTGGGGGATTCAAGACGCAGGTGTTTGAGACTGCTATAGTTGTCGGGGCAGGCTTGTCTACAACCGCAGTGACTTTGCCGGTTGCCTTTGCGACGGCATGTCTAGGTGTGTCGATCTGCTTCGGCGGCACAACGCCTCCAGGTTCTTCTAATCCAGGAAGCATCGCCGTTGCTCGAGTAAATGCTTCGGAAGTAAACGTTACCGGTAATTTCCTAAGCGGGGCAACTTTGGGCGTCACGATAACAGCGTGGGGACATTGATGGACTCCTACCCCATCACGCCGATTGGGTTCGTGCCATGCGGTCTGACATCGATCCAGGCGACGCCGGTATCGTCGAGCGCGGACCTGCCGGCCTCTGGCGCCTCCATGTCGCTTTTGGTCCTTAACCTCGGTCCATCGACGGTCTATGTGGCGCTGGGCGGCATCTGGGTGTTTGCCACGCTGGCATCGCTTCCGATCATGCCGGGGCAATCCGTCCTGCTGCAACAGGGGTATGCCTCGTCGATCGCGGCTGTGACCGTGGCGGGAGATTCGATCGTCTACGTCCAAAGCGGCATCGGCCCGCTCTCGCCGATCGGAGAAAACCCCATGCCATTCCCGTTCCCATATCCGCAGGTCGTCACGAACCTCCAGCCATACAGCGTGGGAGCAACCGGATCGACGCAGCAGACGGCAGCGATCGTTCCGTTCCTCGCGAACATCCTGATCAACTCGGCGTCGGCAGCGAGCGCGGGCATCATGATCGCGGTCCCGGCGGAGAAATGGAACGGTGCCAAGGTGCCAATCGCAAATTTCTCCGGTTTGTCTGTCTTGGTCTATCTGTATACCGGCGATAGTTTCATTAATCAGGCTGCCAATACATCGATTGAATTGGTCAACACCCAAGCCGTTGTTCTGTCTGTATCGCAGAGCGGCGCCGTGGTGCCGGGCGTATAGAGGCTCGCGTGTTCAAACACCTCGCATCGATCGCCGCATTCTGCCTTGCTTCCGGAATTGCGGCGGCTGCCCCAGTGACAGATCAGAACGCTGTCGTTCTGGGCGGCACGGGAATCACAGCCGGCGCGTGCGCTCCAATGGGTCCTGGCACCGTCAACGGCTGCGCAGGTATCTACAACAACGGACAGGCGGTGGCGGGCGGCCTTCCCGTTCCGAATGCACCCCTTCTGGGTGGCAATGGCACGAGCCTTGTTACGATCACGCCGGGCGCGGGTGTGTCCATTGCCGGTGGCGTGCTGAATGTCGCGAGCAACGTCATCAACGTCGTGGACGTTGGCGCCAAGTGTGATGGATCGACCTCTGACACCACGGCAATCCAGTCGGCGCTTACCAGTGGCGCGGCAAAAGCTCGCGTCTATGTGCCTCCCGGCGTCGTCTGCATGGTCGGCACCCTGTCGCTTCCCTCGCACACGTATCTGGTGATAGACGGCACGCTTAAGCTGATCGCGGCGACCAATGGCGACATGCTCGTCGGGGCAGCGGACTCAACCAATCTCGTGGTTGAAGGTGCGGGCACGCTGGACGGGAATGCCACCGCTCAGACCGGCGGCTTCTCCGGTGGATTCGGTAACATCGGAACTCTGACCTATTTCTGGTGGAGCGGATTGACCTCAACCGACTTCCGAAACACACCGTTCGGCCCTACGAATACGACGCACGCATGGGTCAACAACGCGGTATTCAGCAACTCGGGCAACTCGGTCGGGTTCTCAGTCAACTCGTCGGATTGCTGGGCCAACAACATCACCGTGAGCGGGATCAACGACGAGGGATATGCTTTCTACGGCGGCACGAATCACTGTGGCATCAGCAACTCCACCATAACTGACAACATGGCGGCTGGCGTCAGCGTGCTCAATGATGCCGGGCAGCCTTCTGCGTCGCACGACATTATCATTTCGAATAACCAACTTACCGGGAATGGGTTCAGCGGCGTCGATATCGCCAACGGGATCGGCGCTTCGGCGGCTCACTATGCGATTTCGATAACCGGAAATCGGATTTCCGGCAACAATCAAGGCAACCACGCGGGCGAGGGTGGAGTCAATGCGCAGAATGTCTCAGTCCTACTCGTCAGCATCAATCAGATCAGCGGCGACGGAAATGGCACAGCGGGTGCGACGGGCGTATTTCTTGCCAGCACCGTGTCAAAGGCACAGCTCCTTGGCAACGCCATATGGGACGAAGGCCAAGGATACACCCTGGGCGTGGGGATAGAGGACCAAGGCGCCACGAACATTCTACTCGATGGCAACTTCATTTATGACGACCAGGGCACGCAGACCATGGCGTATGCCCTCAACGGCACCGCAGGGTCCGGCACCCAGATCCTCAACAATTGGCTCGGATCGACGATCGGGGCCGCTGACAATTTGGTTCCGGGGAGCGACACGATCACGGTGCAACCGCAGAATGTGAGTGGCGGCGCGTTCAAGATATTCGGCAATTTGGCTGTCGCTGGCGCTGTGAATGTTCTGGGCAGTGCGAACAACGTTGGTTTCGGTGGATCGTCCACTGGGCCGGTCACGATCACAGCGTTCGGCGCCGGGCCGAACATCTCGATCAACTTGATTACAGCCGGAACCGGCGTGCTTGAAGTCAACGGAGCATCGGGCGTGAACTGTTCCGCCAACACGGTATCGCTGACGACGCTGACTATCACCGCTGGATTGGTTACGCACTGCTAATGGAAATGAACATGTTTAGGAAAATCGCCGCATCGCTTGTCGCTCTTGGCCTGACATGCCGTCAACGCCGGCTGTGAAGTAACGATCGGAGTAAATCAAATGTCCTTTCAGTTTCCGCGTCCGCCTATAGTGGCGAACCTCAAGCCTTACACCGTGGGTGCTACCGGCACGACGCAGCAGACGGCGACGACCGTCC